CCAGTGCTTTGCGACAACAACCTTTCAGCCCTTCCGGCTGATTTCCAAGATCATATTGTAGCACGCTACCGCGCTGAAGAGGTGCCGCTTCTAGATGCCAATTCAGGGTTTGAGCCGCGCACCTTTGACGAGGAAGTCTTTGCCCGCTGGAGCCCCATCAATCGAGGCCCATGGCGCTTTGCCTACGACGACCAGCAAGAGCGACCGGACGTCGAGCGGGTGATGAAGATGCTCCGCGACGTGCCGCAGCGCCGGAAGCGGGTCTACGTGCTGATCGGCAACGAGCCTGTCGCCGCCTGCATGGAACGCATCAACCATGTGATCGCTTGGGGCGGCGAGCCGCATGTCCAGCCGTACATGAAGCTGAACGCTCTGGAGAAGCGCCCCCACGTCCGCTTTGACTGGAGCGACAAGATGCTGCGGGACGTTGCGCGTTGGGCCAACCGGCACTTATGGAAGTACACCGACTTCGCAGGTTACAGCGGGTCCGTGAAGACCAGAGCAGCCATCGAGGGAATGGAGGCTTTATTGTGACCGACAAGATCACCCGCCTGCCCACCCGTCCCCGCCTGGCGCGCTGTACCGGCCCTGTACCCAGCGAATGCCCCGACGCCCCGCATGTCCGCCTGGACGGCCTCAGGAAGCGCACCGGCAAGCCGCTGAGCCTGCCGGCCGACCTGGTGGACGGCGACGCGCTGGAGCGGGCGGGCTTCGGCCGCGGCATCCCGCACGCCAGAGAGGACGCCCGAGAATCCGAGCTGCGGGAAATGCGGGAGCGCGTCCTTGCCATGGCGAAGTCCGCCGGCACCCGAGAGCAATGTCACCGCCAGATGGCCGAAGCCGACATGCTGGAGCGGGTTGAACTGGAATCCGTCGCCAACTGGCTGGCAGAGCAGATTGGCGACGACGAACCGCCAAAGGGAGCGGCCTAGGAGGATGCTGGATGGCTCACATATCCGACCTGCTGGACCGGCACGGTATCCGGCTCAAGAGCCACGTGCCGGGGAACCACAAGACCGTCTGCCCGAAGTGCAGCCACACGCGGCGCAACAAGCGCGACCCCTGCCTATCGGTCTGGATCGGGGATCGCGAGCTGAAGTTTCTCTGTCACCACTGCGGACACAAGGGGGCCGATGATGGCCGGGCTGAGCGAGAGGCACCTCAAACTGATCGAAAACCGCGGCCTCGACGCAGAGATCGTATCGCATCATGGCGTCGAAACCTGCGAGGATCGGCCTGACCTGATTCGGATCCCCTATCTGGTCGGCGCCGATGTGGTCAACAACAAGTACCGCACCCTCGACGGCGAGAAGCGCTTCCACCAGGACAGGGACGGGCGGAAGTGCTTCTACAACTTCAATGTCATCACCGATGCCAGCCTTGCCGGCGAGCCGCTGATCACAGTCGAGGGAGAACCGGACGTTTGGGCTGCCGAACAGGCGGGCTTCACGCGCGTTGTCTCCGTGCCCGATGGGGCGCCAGCCGAGGCGCTGGGCGACGACGACAGCGGCGCCAAGTACAGCTACGTCCGCGACGCCGAGCCGGCCATGCGCGACATCAAGGAAATCATCCTCTGCACCGATGGCGACCCGCCGGGCATCAACCTGATGAACGACCTCGCGATCCGCTTCGGCCGGGCCCGCTGTAAGTGGGTCACCTATCCGAAGGGGTGCAAGGATCTGGGCGATACCCTGCGCCGCTACGGTGTCCGCGGCGTCCAGGAGACAGTCAGGCGGGCCCGCTGGGTCAGGGTCGACGGCATCTACCGCATGTCCGAGCTGCCGCCGCTCTCCAACGCGGTGGCGCACGACAGCGGAATGCCCGAGCTGGGTCGGCACTACAGGTTGCGCCTGGGAGATTTCTGCGTCGTTACCGGCGTGCCATCCCACGGCAAGACAACGTGGGTCACCGATCTCTGCTGCCGCATGGTCCAGGCCCACGGGTGGGACGTGGCCTTCGCGTCCTTCGAAACGCAGCCGCAGATCGATCATCGGCGGATGCTTTCGACTTGGTACCACCGCAAGCACCCGACATGGCATAGCCAGGAGGAGCGGGCGGAAGCCGCCGCCTGGATCGACCAGCACTTCAGCTTCATCTGCCCGAGCGACGACGACGACGCGACGCTGCCCTGGCTACTGGAGAAGGCCGCCGCCTCGGTGATCCGCCACGGCGTCCGGATCGTCGTTGTAGACCCCTGGAACGAGATGGATCACGTGAGGCCGGACGGCATTTCGCTGACCGAATACACCGGAATCGCCATCAAGGAATTCCGCCGCTTCGCCAAGAAGTACCAAGTACACATGATCGTCGTCGCACACCCAACCAAGTTGGCGAAAGAAAAAGACGGCACGGTTCCGATGCCGTCTATGTACGACATTTCGGATTCGGCACACTGGGCCAACAAGGCCGACGTCGGGGTGATCGTCCACCGGAAGAACGATATCAAGACCGTCATCCGGGTTGCGAAATCCCGCTACCACGAAGAGATCGGTATCCCGGGGCAATTCGAGGCAGAGTTCTCCCGCGACCAGGGCCGCTACATCGTCCACGACGACACCAGCCGGGATCTGTTCACCAAAGGAGCCGCATGAGCAACGATCTGCCCAAACCCCCGATCGGAGCTGAAGTTGACCTTCGGGATTTCGGATTCATGCCTCTCGACACGGTACGGCTGCGCGACAGCGACCTCGCGCTGACCGCCAGCGCCGAGGGGTTTCGCGCCGCCGTGCTGCTGTGGTGCGCGGCATGGCACCAGCGGCCAGCCGGCAGCTTGCCGAATGATGACCGCGCCATCGCCAAGCTGGCCGGGTGCGATGGCGCGGAGTTTTCGAAGATACGCGAAGAGGCGCTGCACGGCTTTACGTGTCACAAGGACGGAAGGCTTTATCACCCGGTTGTCGTCGAAAAAGCACTGGAAGCGTGGGAGAGAAAAGAGCAGTCGGCGGCCGACCGAGAGGCCGACAGGCAGCGCAAGAAAGAGTGGAGAGCGAAAAAGCGTCAAAAAAAACAACACCAGCGTCCTTCTGATGATGAAGGGACGTCCGATGGAATGGACCCTGGACGTCCGGAGAATGTCCGCTCTATGACAGGGACAGGGACAGGGACAGGGACAGAAGAGGTTCCCTCTTCAGGTTCTAAAGAACCTTCAGAGGGGCGCGGACGCGCCTCATCGGTTGATCTATCGGACCCAACCACCAGGCTCTACCACCGCGGCAAGGAGGTGCTCGGCAAGTCCGCAGGCGGGCAGATTACGAAACTGTTAGCCTCGCTGGACGGCGTAGTCCCGAAGGCTATGGCGGCCGTCGAAACGTCGTCGACCAAGGCCAACCCGGCCGAGTACATCGCCGGCATCATTCGCGGCCGGCGCACCGACGAAGACGAGGCGGCCATTCGCGAGCGCAACATCGCGTCGGGGCTATCGCTATGACGGCCGCCGCAGACCGCCGCACCCAAGGAGGGCGCTGACTTGAAGGCCGCAAGGGCGATCCGGTACCGGTGTCTCGCGAAGACCTGCCGGGAGGAGTTCGACCTGGCGCCACGTCCGGTGCGCGCCTCCGGGCCGGTCGGCCACCGCGTCACCGACGGCGCCTGTCCGGTCTGCGGCAGCCATGCGCGGCGGCTGAGCTGGTACGGGCTCATGACCCAGGTGAAGGCGGAGGCGTCGGTGCGCGACCGGCTGAAGGCCGCGGGGCACCGCGCGCTGTTCCTCCACTACCTCGTGCCGGTGAAGCGATCCGACAGGTTCTCGAAGTCCCGCCGGCGGAAGGGGACGATCGAGGAGGTGAGGATCAAGCGGCCCGTCCTGCCGAGCGGCTACATCTTCGCCCGCATGACGACCGGCGACATCGCGCCAGCCTGCGGCCTTCCCGGCGTGGTGGGTTTCGTCGGCACCCAGGAGGGCGCCGGGCGGATCCCAGATGGCGAAATGGATGACTTCCTGGACTGGGGCGACGCAGACGGCTGCGTGACACTGGACGAGACCGTGGATGCGCGGCGCAACCCCCTGCGGGTAGGCAGCACTGTGAGGATCACCGAGGGGCCGTTCGCGGGCTTCGAGGGCCCGGTGGAGCAAGACGACGGCCGGCGCTTTGTCAGCGTCCGCGTCACCATATTCGGGCACCAGCGCCCCATCGACCTGCCCTATGAGGCCGTGGAAGTCATCGCGGAGGCGGCGTGACCCCCGGTAGGTCAGCCCTTGACAACTATCCTACCCCGGCCCTACTTTTGCCCCAGCGCGCGGGACGCCCCAAAGGGGTAGCCATCCCGCCGGCGTAGCGTGGGGATATCCCCGGCCGCCACCGCTTCCCGTGAAACAAACGACAACCGGTCTGACCTAAATGGCTAAAGCGCAAGCGGATATCCGCTCTTTGGCGCGAGCCCACACTGCTGCGGCGGTGAAGTGTCTCGCCGGGGTGATGAATCAGAAGAAGGCGCCAGCGGCCGCGCGGGTTTCGGCGGCTATCGGCCTCATGGACCGGGGGTGGGGGAAGCCTTCGCAATCGCACCAGCACAGCGGCGCGGTCGCGGTGGTGACCATCACGGCGGAGAAACTGGACGGGCTGAGCGAGGATGAGCTTGCAACTCTCGAAGCAGCCCTTCCGGTGCTCACCAAGCTCGGGATTGTCGGAGGCGATCAGGCAGCAGAGGGCCAAGCGTGAGGTAGAGCGCCAGGCCGGGGGCTGGCGAGCCGAGAAGGCGCGCTGCGCGGCCGACATCTTCCACTGGTGGGACAAGTGGCTCTACACCTACGACCCGCGGCTGGTCGGCCGGCCCGGCGGCGCCTATCTGCCCTTCCACCTCTGGCCCCGGCAGCGTGAGTTCATCGCCTGGCTGGGGGAGCGCTGCGAGGCGCAGGAAGAGGGCCTGGGGGAGAAGTCGCGCGACGTCGGCGTCACGTACCTCTGCGGCGGCTTCGCGCTGCACCGCTGGCTCTTCGAGCCGGGCTTCAAGGCCACCTTCGGTTCCCGCAAGGTCGACCTGGTCGACAAGAAGGACAACCCGGACTCGATCTTTGCCAAGCTGCGCATCATGCTCAGGCGCCTGCCGGCCGAGATGCTGCCCGAGGGCTTCAGCTGGGCCCAGCACGACAACTACATGCGCCTCGTCAATCCCGAGACCGGGGCCGTGATATCGGGCGAGGGCGGCGAGGACATTGGCCGTGGCGGCCGGTCCTCGATCTTCTTCCTCGACGAGGCGGCCTTCGTCCCCAACGCCGAGACGGTCGAAGCGGCGCTGTCGGGCAATACGGACTGCGTCATCTGGGTTTCGTCGGTCAACGGCATGGGGAACCTCTTCGCCCGCAAGCGGCATTCGATCCTGAAACCGCATCAGATCTTCCGCCTGCACTGGCGCGACGATCCGCGCAAGACCGACCGATGGGCGGAGGCCAAGAAGGCCAGCTTCTCCGACCCGACCACCTGGGCGGCCGAGTACGACATCGACTACAGCGCCTCCGTGGAGGGCATCTGCATCCCGGCCCTGTGGGTCGAGTCAGCCAAGCGGCTCCGCGCCTTGGAGCCCCGCCTGCGGGCCAGCAACGCCGGCGTGGTGGGGCTGGACGTCGGCGCCGGCAAGGCCAAGTCGGTCGCGATCCCGCGCAAAGGGCCGGTGGTCGAGGTGCCGCGCAGCCGCCGCGATCCAGACACGACCGAGACGGCCCATTGGGGGCTCGAGGCCGCGCGCGAGACGGGCTGCGACCGCCTCAACTTCGACGCCCCGGGCGTTGGCGCCGGCGTAGCCTCGACGCTGATGAACAACCCGGTCAGCGGGCTGGAGGTTCTGCCGGTCAATACCGGC